CATGATAAGTAGCCGCAGATGGAAAAGCCGCTTGGTTGGCAAAGTAGAACGGAATAGTTGATCCAGCCTGCGGTGCTACGATTGCACCTGCGGCAGAGACAGTTACTAAGCTGTTCTTCACTAACTTACCTGTAGCACCATCAAATAAAGTAACGGCTGTATCTGTCGCAGAGGCGGGGCCAACTACATTGCCAGTAGCCGTACTAGAAGCCACTTTGACGTAGTCAGTGCCGTTGTAGTAAACAACCGCTTTTTCACCAACTGCAACAGAAACACCTGTTTGACCGGAGGCTTTAAACGTCACTGCGCTTGTAGCGCCTGCGTGATCTACCAAGTACATTTTGCTGTAGCTTGGGCCTGTAATAACCTTGGTCACAGTTTGTGTACCAGTGACACGAATTATCATGTACTGCGCTGTGGTGGAAGTTATTCCGTTTCCTGCCGAGCTACCCGTAGTGTTTGCCAGAGTAATAGCGCCATCACCTGCAAAAGATAATGTGCCTGCAATAGCAATATCCACGTAGTCAGAAATACCGTAGTTGACTGTATCACCCCACGTACCAGAGAGCGTTCCCTGTGTTGGAGTAACTAAGCCTAAAAGAGTTGTCGTTGCTGGCATTTAAATGCTCCTAAGTTGTTACTACAGCAGTCCAAGCCACTGTTTGCGTGTTGTTAATATTTTGCCAGTTTGCTGTCTGCGTGTCATCAATAATTTCCCAGAAAAACCGTGCTGTGATTGAATCTGTTCCCGTTGCCGACTCAGTAAGAGAAGCTATAAAAGCCACAGCCGCCGCATCTACATCTGTACCAGTCGCAGTCTCTGCCACCGTTCCTACAAAATTTGCATTTGCCGTTACCGTTTCAGTTCCTGTTGCTGTCTCATTAACTAAAGCCCCAACAGACAAAATACTTACTACCCCATCCGTCCCAGTAGCCGACTCATCCACAGTGACCAAGAACGTAAAAGATGAATCTATTGCATCTGTGCCTGTTGCTGTCTCTGCAACTGTAGCCGCGTACACTGGAACACTTGATACCTCATCCGACCCTGTTGCTGTCTCCGTTATGGTTGGGTTGTACGTTAGTAATGTTGTTATGTCATCGCTACCCGTACCTGTCTCAGTAATCGTCGCTAAAACCACATTTCCGGTAAGAATAGAGTCTGACCCAATTCCAGTCTCTACAACCTCTGCATTTAACGTAGCTAACGAAGTTACATCATCAGTTCCTGTAGCAGTTTCATTAACTAAAGCACCTAAAATGATTGCCGTTGCTACCGCATCTGTACCTGTCGCAGTCTCATCAACCGTGCTTGCAAAAGCCGTGAAGCCCCAGCCACCTTCCCCCCATGTGCCGGAACCCCATGCTGACATATTAGCCCGCCAAGCTGAATGTGTAAGTCACAGACAAAGTATCACTGCTCACCACAGCGCGATCACCGGGTGAGCCAAAGTCTGCCGCTGAGAACAATGTTCCTGCTGTACCACTCTTAGCACTACCGCTGGTCAGGAAAGCCCCGCCCACAGTTGTTGTGCCATTGATGTTAAACACAGCAGGAGAGGCCGTATTAGTCACAACTGATGGATTGGCAGTCGTAGCCGTTGCAAACGTAGCCGCTACACGGGTTGCATTGCTGTAAGCCACAACTTCAGTCCAGCCAGCGTGAGAAGACATTGTGTCGCCAGCCGCAGGTGTGTTAGATGAACCAGCACCGTACAGGCCAAGGAACCAAGAAGTAATCTGAGTTACTGAGGTCAAAGCACTGCCAGCCATGTACTGGAGGCCAACGTTGACTACCAAGTTCTTAGACTGCGCTTCCCACTTTAGGTTGCCGTCTTTGTCATGGCATTTAATTTCAAATACGCCGGTAGCTTTTGCTTCCTCACCGGCTTTAAGATTACAAGTCAGACCGCTAGAAACATGGTCGGTGGCTGTGAGTTTTTCCGTGGTCATATTGACTCCTTAGTTAGAAGAACGAATCAATGCCGCTGTTGCTGTGTTAGCAGGCATTGTGATGGTGAAATTTGTGGAAGTCTTGTCAGACCCAAAGTCTAATACAGCAATAGATTTATTACCTTGCGTGACGTTATAGATCAACGCACAACGAGCCGTAACGGATGCGCCAAAGACTACATCAGAAAAATCTACAAAAGCTGTATACCCAGAAGAACTAATTGTTACGCCAGTCAAGGCTACCCCGCCTGCAACATATCCAGTCCCAGTAACCTCACCAGATGCCGTGTAAACAGTGGTTGCTTCGTTTAAATCAGCATTAGCCGTGTACAGGGCAATCTTTAACGTATTGGTAGATAAGTTATGAACGCCTGTATATAGCTCTAATTTAAAGCTGGTCGTCTGAGTTTGGAGAATACTGCTCACGATACTGCAACCCTGACTTGACCATCACGATAAGCATCAGCACGTTGCTTACCATCCGACAGATTTTTGTACAGAGCAATAGCCTGTACATAACGGCTTTGAGCAAGAGCAACCATATCGGCCTCACCCTTCATGTAAGTGAGAGCTTCACAGATAGTGCCATACAGTAATACGGAATCAAAGTTATCACCTAGCCAAGTATTGGTAGCTGTAACAATAGACTCAGGATAGTAGTTGTAATGAAGTTCAGCGTAATAGGCCGAACTAGGCGTTGGGCCGACAATGAACGTCAACTCGTTTACATCGTTTGATTGAGGCCCAAAGATTGCGTAGTGTTTTGGCTCACTTACCTGTGATGTCAAAGGATATGCTTCACGGATGAAGTTAACGTCTTTGTTTAACAAGTACAGATAGTCGCCTTGGAACACAACAGCGCCGGACACTGTGCCGCTGTTGGCTACCGTCAAGGTAATGGTTGTGCTGGCAATACTTCTAACTAATGCATTGGTTCCAATGTTTGTGCCAGTTACCTGCTGGCCCACTTCAATACCCGTAGTACTTGCCACCACAATTGTTTTTTGCCCAGATGTTCCTGTGGCAGTTGTAGCGTTGTATGGATATATGGCAAGGCTGTATACAGACAAAAAGTCTGAAGGACACTGTAAGTATTTATTGCCAACAGTCAATGAGCCTGTCACGTTCTTTCTCAAATTAGCGGGTTGCGCGGTGTTATAGATGCGCTGTTCCGCCTGACGGATGAAAACATCCATGTTGACAGTTGGGAAAGAGTTCTCGCAGTAATCGTTTACTTGCGTGACAAGCTCACTGTAGTTCATGCCATTGGGCCTCTAGACATAAAGCCTTTAGTAGCCGCACCAGCGCCACGCATTTTGATGCCAGTGGTCTTAGTACCGGGTTGCTCGTTACGAGTAACGTTTCCCACAGACATATTAACTGTGTTAGCTCGGCTGTGATCAGGGCCGCTACCGGGGCTATCAGAAACACTTACAGCTTTGCCAGACATTGTGTGTGGCTTGGCATAGACTTTGGCATCGCCAACTTCTTTACCCATCATCTTTTTGCTAAATGTAGCCATGATTAGCCTCGCTTCTGTGCGGCAATTTTTGCCAAGTTACGACCCATAGTCTTCATATCGGCATTGGTTTTACCCTTACCTTTACCTTTTCCGCCCATCATTTCTTTCTGAGAAGGGCCACTGGTAGGAAAGACTTGAGCATCAGTCTTACCTTTTTTAACAACTCCGTCTGCTGATTTTGTATATGCCATGTTTAAACTCCTTAAGATATCGTTACTGTACCAACAAATGTCGTTGCCACCAAGTAGTTTGGTGTTAATCCTGCATCATTTAAACTAGCCCCGCCAACCGGTTGCCAGCCCCACTGAATATCTCGTGAACCACCTGATAAATTACCAGCAGCGTTCACACCAGAAGTTACATACGTTGTGTCTTTGCGAGGATTACGCAAAGCCTGCGGATCATCTACAGGAAACGTACCTAACATTAACTGCGGCTGATCAGGATCCCAGCATTCTGGACAAACTAACAACTGATACAAACGTTGCTTAATGATCTCAGTCTTAAGCTTTTTGAGTTTGTACTGCTGTCCACAACGATCACATTCAGCAATCGCTATTTTGCCGGATGCAAACCTATTCCCCATTACGTACCACCAATAAACATTTGGCGAGGTACAAACCTTACCGCAGCTTTTTCACGGTCTTCACCGGCTGCAATTTCAAAGGTTTCATCGTAAATCTGTTTGAGCATCTGGATGCGGGGCATTAAGTCCGGTGTCTTAATGGCAATGTGATATGCCAGACCGGCCACCAAGCATGGCAGAAAGCGGAAGTTCATATCAGATGTCTCCACACCAGCACCCGCAGCCTGCACTCGCCTTAAGCGCCAGTACACAAATTGATAGGTGGTGCT